TCTGCAATTAAAGTAACTGACCTTCCTTCAGAGGCACTCACGGTATACTCTCCAGGAGTATCTCCAACAAGTGCGTCAATTACAGCATCAGCAACGGTTGTAAAATAAACAGTTTCAACGGTGTCATCAATAATTACTTGACCACTTACAACAGTTCCAGTAGGTATGGTTACCTCATCTTCAGATGAATTAGTAAAAGTAATTCCTACCGTGGCATTTCTATAACCTGCAGGGGTATACCCATAGGTTAAAGCAATGTTTAATAAACTCTCTCGTTGAGTTGCAGTTCTAATAAAGGATTCATTAGCAACTCGGTCAATGTAATACGATACTAAGTCGCCCATGTATGCAAAGGCTTCAACTAAAGCAACGCCAAAGTCTGCTGGATCAGAAGCATTCCACTCAGGAATACGGTCTTGTATTCTTGCAATTAACTCATCTCGAAGAGAGTAGTAATCTCTTCCTGTATAGTCGACTGAGATAGGTATATTTGATGGTGGCGCAACGGTCATAGCAACTCCTCATAGATTGGATTAGCACCTTGAGAAAATACCAACCCAATGAGAGTGCTAACAACCTCATCGTTTGGTAAACCATAAACAACCTCAACAGTTAAAGTACCTGTGTAGGTGTCGCTTGTTACACTCGTTTGTTGAAGAGTTAATAGATCTAGTTGTTCAGCAAAGGCTTGTTCAACTGCTGCTTCAATCTCACTAGTTGCTACAGTTTCTGAATTAAACAAAGAGTAAGGAATGGTTGTTCCAAAACTTGGTCGCATCACTCTTTCTCTTAAAGTTGTTCCTAAAACAGACTTGACCCTATCGGACCAAATTTTAGATTGAGATTGAGTTGAAGCAACCCTCCCATAAGAATCTATGGAAAATGGAAGCGCAATTGCTTTTTGAGCCATTAGTCACCTCTCCATTTTCTAGGGGTTGTTCTGTATCCTGAAGACCCTTGTGAAACTAAAACTGTACTAGAGTTTAACGTAGTTTTAGTTGGTTTATTTTTTAAGTTTCCTATAATATCATTTTGTATATTCCTATAAGGAACAGAACCCGCAGATGAAGGCCTAAAAGCACTGGGCTTGTTACTACCCACGCCATCTGTTCTGCATTCAAAATCTACCTCATAACCTCCAGAAATAAAAAGATAATGTGTTGCTTTCTTTATGACCCAAAAACCATCCCCACCACCTTGTGTTCCACTAATTTCAACAGTTCTCCAAGGAGCAATTCTTGGATCTCCCTGGGCTTTGCCCTTTCCTGGTATAGATAATCTTCCTAATTGAGAGGCTGCTTCTGACAAAGACCTAGCCATAGCATTGCTATTTACCACGATACTTGTTTTATTTTTAGAAAACAGTGGGTCCTTAGTGCTTGCTCGTACTGACTTTCCTAATTTATTTGGTGAAGTTATAGAAGAGTACACTTTACCAGTTACAGGATCTACACCACGCACCGTATTCTCACTTCTGCTGTACTCTCCAGAAAGTTCAGGATAGTCTCCTACACGGGCTTCAAACTCATCTAGAGTGGCTGCTGCAAATTTATTAACTGGAGACACGAAAGAATTGTCGGAATACAAGACAGGTATTGTTGTCATAAATTGATTAATCATTTTATCAATTGGATGAAAATGTAGTTCTGTGCCCGAGACTTGAATTCCATAACCAATTGTTTCTGCAAGTTCATTTAATTTTTCCCAATAAGATTTCCCAGATAGAGATTGTTGTGTAAAGATAGTTTTATGTGGAGTAACGTTTGGTTTTAGTTTTGCTTTTTTAGCAATCTCAATTGCTATTTGAGGAGCCGTTTTGTTAGTCCAAATTTTAAGATCAGTTTCTTTTAAAGGATAGGATGCTCCTACACATTGAATTTTTGTTTCTTGATAATCTTGATACTTAATTGGTAAGGACACGGTAGTGGCATAGCCCACGAAACTTCCAGAGACCTTATCGTTCTTCCAAGTAAACTGAATTGGAGTTCCAGTCTTTATTGCTTTAAGAATAAAAGGAGTTAGTAACGTATATGTTAATTCCAGAATATCGTGCTTACCCATCTCTTGATGAAGAATGACCTGATTAGGTTGAGCCTTAAGAGACGGAAAATCAGGATAAGAAACTTCGTAATAACTACTAAGTCTATGTTGAGTTCCTGGACTACGCATTTGGAATCCTTAATTGAGTTCCTGGAGTAATTTCTTGAGGGTTTATAATCTCTGGATTAATATCTAAAATTCTCCACCACAAAGAGGGACTTCCTAAAAATTTTGTAGCAAGTAAATCTAAGCGGTCGGTTTCAACCCATTCATATATAAAGTATCCTAAATAAGAAGTTGGATAATTTCTAAAAACTGTTAGATGGTATTCCTGTTTACCTGCATGCCAAGCCTTAAATAGAGTGCCATCAACATACCTGCTATCTAAAAAAATCATCGGTTATCCTCTGGTTTCAATCCCACGTCATTGTATCTTCCACAAGATAGGGATACTTGAGAAAGAACAGGAACCATTCGATCATTAAAAATAGTATGACTAACGTTTATTCCATTTAATCTAACCAAATATCTTAATCCATCTCCTAAAAATAACTCTATTTGAGATCCAATTAAGAATCCCCAATCAGCACTCTTACCATTTAGAATGGTTTGATGTATTGCATTTGGTCCATTGATAACTCTAAATAAGTATTCAAGATCGTACATAGTTCCTTTTTTATAAATGGTTTTTAAATCTTCAACTCTACTAAGAGTATTAACTCCTGAATAAGGATTATTTTCTCCTGGTGCTAATCCATTTTCATCTAAGAAATCCATATCTCCAATTCTGTTTAGTAACAAAGTAAAATCAATAGTGGACAATCCCACACCACTTATAGGAGCATATTGCAGTCTTTGTACACTAACTGGGTTTACATCCTCTAACATTCCCCAACCCATGTTTACTTCAGTTGGGTTATACAAAAACTTAAAACCATACATTGTTGAATCTTCTTTATATATTCCAGTCTTAAATTTCCACTCGGCACTCTTTGTAAGATCAAGAGGCATTTGTATAGTGCCTTTTGCAATAGACTCACCAAACATATTTCTAGCATCTGTGTAGTTTCCCGCCCCAGTAACACCTCGTTCAGTGCTTCCTCCTTGAGGAGAATCTTGTCTAAAGTATGCAGACTGAATCATTGGTAAGTTATATACGTACCCAGTAAAAGGTTGTGGTGCTGGTGGCTCTGGCGTATCTTCTGTAGCAGGTTTAATCTTTTTTTGTTTTTTATTTGTATCTGGCTTCGTAATCCCAGAGTCTTTAATAGACGCATTAATTACTGCTTTATTTGCAGCAACTAATCCCGCTACAATATTTCTACGCTCTGTATTTACTCTTGCTTCATCGTCTTTTAGTTTATCTAGTTTTACTTTTTGAGTATTATAGAGTGCAAGTCCTGTATCAACTCCAGCGGTATTACCAGCGGCTCGTGCTGCTTGTATGTTGGCAGATGTAATACTTAGGTCTCTCTCAGCGAGAATAATTAACCTTCTATATTCATTTATCTGTATTACTAAATTTGATAATTGATTTGATTTACGGGCTTTGTCTCTAGCAGCAGCGGCATCTGCCACGCCTTTTGCTCTAGCACTATTTCGTTCCGCAATGATTTGATCAATAGTTTTAACATATTGATTTGGATTACTATTTTCTCCAGGCATTATTTACCTCCCACTTCTTGAAGGTCTTTATCTTTTAACAAAATGTCTTTTACTTGTTTAGCCAACTTATTGGCTTCTGCTGCCGACGCATTGGCTAAATTAACAGTTATATTTACTGTTTTGTTTCCCATGCTAGCCGAAGCGGTGCCAGAGGTATGTTGTAGATATTTACCGCTGGTATACGTAGTCCACGGATTAAAGTTTGTTCCACCTTTAGAAATATCGTACGCAATTCTAGCGTTTATAAATGGATCAAGCAGACTTTCTGGACCCGTATAACCTATTGATTTATACTTTTTTAAATAGGCTTCGTTACGTTTAACTCCCATATTAGGATTACGTGGATCGTTGTTTTCCATATTAATTTGGAACAAACCATAAGACTTATCAAGACCTTGCATATTTTTTGCTCCAGGTCTTCCACCAGACTCAGCCTTTACAACCCCATATGCCGTGTTTAAAGATGCTCCACTAAAACCAGCATTTTGTAAAGTTTGTAATAATTCTGGATCCATGCCAGCAGTCATTGCTGTGCCTGTTTGTGAAGTCTGTGCCGCATTAGCAGGTGTTCCAAACATATTTCTTAATGCTTGTCCACCAAGATAACCAAGACCAGATAAAAGACCTCCAGCAATTGCTCCAGGAACTGCTCCGACTCCACCAAAGAAGGCTCCACCAACTCCACCTGCAGCAGCACCAATACCAACGGTGCTTAAAAATCCTTGACCAGTCGCACCTGATATAGCCCCACCAACAACAGGTATGCGTTTTGCAGCCATTGATAGTCCAGCGCTTCCAGCCGCTGCAGCACTGCCTCCAGCAATTGCAGAAGCACCAGCCTTAGCGGCTGCTCCTCCCAGCATAGTTCTAACACCTTTTGCTACTAATAAAGTACCCGCTGCCCCAGCAACTCCTCCAACAACTCCACTAATTGCGGATCCAGCATTTGTATTTGAAAGTCCTTGAACAAATCCTTTTGTCTTAAAAAATCCATCTGGCAATTTTTCTAATTGTGCATTTAATGCAGCCGCTGCATTTGCTGCTGATTCAAAGCCAGCAATCATTGGCTCAGTACCACGTTCCATCAAAGAAGTCATTGAGGTAGCAAGTTTCATCGGTGCATTTTGTGGATTATCAGGATTAAATGGTAACTTTCCTAAATCACCTATAGGTTTACCAGCGGCCATGCTTATAAGCATTGGTTCTAATATGGCCCGTTGTTCTGGAGAGAACATCTGCATATCTCTAGAACCAAATCCTTCTCGTAAATTTATTGCCATACTTTCAGCGCTTGCTTTTACTCGACCACCCATAGTCATACGGCTGAAGAGTTGTTGAGCAATTGCTTCTGTAGAAAGAGGTTGTCCTGTATTTGGATCAGTTGTATTTATACCGTATTGATAAAGTTGTGCTCCCATTCTTCCAGTATGTAACCCACCGATAGCCTGAGCAGCAGTAGCATTCTGCATTCCAAAGTAACGACCAACACCGCCTACTTCACGCATCATTCTATTAAATGAAGATGTTCCTGGCATAAAGTTATAACCTTGAGAGAGCATCGACGCTGCGGCTACATCATCGCCAACTCCAGTTATGCCACCACCTAATGCACTAAAGGTGGCTGCAGCAACTCCTGCACGGTTCATCATTCCACCAGTACGTAGTGAACTCTGATAGAAGCCAGTTGCACGAGATACGGTCATACCAAGATCTGGCATCGCACTGTAGGCTGCTCCTGCAAGACCTAATCCAAGTTGGACTCCAGCAACACCTGCAGCACCTGTCTTTGAATAGATCCAAGGCATTGCATTGGTGCTACTACCCGCAGGTGTACCACCTGCACCATTACTAAATTGAGCGTTACTACTTCCTAAACCTAATCCAGGACCCATGCCAACACTTGGCATCATTATGCGACTTACTGAATCTAGAGACTTTGTTGCAACTCCACCTATTCTTTTGAGAATAGATTCAAAGGCATTAAGTTTTTTTAGAGTCTGATCTAGACCAGCGTTTACATTGGAAATTTGCGATACGGGATCTTTAGCCATTACTCATCCTTTCGTATCGCACTCTTGCAACCTCTAGCCAGTTGCTTCTCTCTCTTTGAGATAAACCTTTTATCTCAGATAAAGACCATCCATCGTTGTACTCAGATAACGCAGACCATTCAGAGAATAATCTGGCGTAACTAATTACATTAGAATTGAAATAAGGATCCTAAATTAATAGGAACCGTTACCTCACTTCCTGTATCGGGGTCTGTAACAACTATGTCTTCAAACTGTGGCCCAGGGGCTCGTTTGTTTATTTCTTCAATAATCGTTCTACGATCAACAACGCTAAGCGCTTGCACTTGTGCTTTGCTGTATACAGGAGACTCTCCTATACGAACTAAAGTGTTTTCTAAAACAATAGTGCTTAGTTCTGCAGGAGTCTTATCTGCATTATTAATCATTTCTCTTTGAACAACTCCGTTGGGCAATTTTACTGTGTACTCAACGGCTTTACCTTTAACGGTAAACATTCGCTCATTTATAGGATCTGCTAGGAACTTAGTTTTAATGTCAGTGTTAAGATCAATCTCAACAAACTTCTGTTCGCCATCTGAGAATATTGGAAGTTTTGCTGTAGTTCCAAAGGTGGCTTTAATGATGCCAAGCAAAATAGCATCTCTATCGCCAACTAAAAGTTCATCCAATAACTTATCACTAGATGGTTCATTGCCAATTTTAACGGTTCCTAATTGTAAGATAGTTAAAATTGCTTTACCTAAATTGTTAGTTTTAGAAATAATCTCTTCATCTTTACCTGTTAGTTCACGAACCTCTGCAGTTCTGATGACCTCCCCAGCGGCGTTTATATAGCCGCCAGGAAGTTCAACAGTTGTATCTGAAGGAGATACGATTTCAGGCATTCTTTCTTTTGGCGTTTCAGTTAACGCCTTGTTTAACATTTGATTTGCTAATGCGGGGTTAGCCGCTGCACTAATGGTGTTCGTCATTGTTATCCTTTGTTAGATTAAACGGTAAATGCTGGTGCGCTAGTTGCTAGAGATGATGCAAAGTTGATATTGAATCCCTCGTGTACCAAGGTCATCTGTTCAACAAGTAAAGCATTATCACCAGCGTTTAGGTCTGAGTATGCTACAGCGGTTGGCCATGCGTTATAAACTTCAAAACGCATTGCTATGTGATCAGTTGCTGATGGAGTGTTCTGAGGAGTTTCACCCGCTGATGGAATTGGATGAGACAGTACTTGAATCTCTAAGTTGCAACGGAAGTTCTGCTCTTTACCACGGGTAGTTCCTCCACCTTGTACTGTAGCAAACAGATTTCGCATCCACTCATAGTTTTGATTAGTTCCAAGAATTACACCACGTTGTAATGTAATCGGAGCAAAGGTTGTTTGCCCTGGAATCTGGTGAACAGTGGTGTTGTATCCACCTTCACGGTAAGGAATAGAGTCGGTTGTAACCGCCATTCCAGAGATTGATGTAAACCCAAAAGTAGTGGCTGCAGCCAAGTTTGTTGTTGCAGTACTTGCTGTTGGGATAGGTTTAAACGTAACTAAAAATCTAAAGTTACGTAATGGATCGGTAATTAAACTTGACCGATTATTAATGATTGTAGGCATTTATTTATTATCTCCTTCGGATTAGTTCAGCGTCTTTTGGCTGAGGTCGATGACGATGAACTCTGCTGGGTATTGAAGAGCAACACCAACTTGAATGTGAACTTCACCATTTGCAATATCTGCATCTGAGTTGTTCTCTGCATCGCATTTTACAAAGTAAGCCTGCGCTTGAGTTGCCCCACGCAGACCGCCTTGATTGCGATACTCACTTAAGAATGACCCAATATTAGTATTAATACGGGCCCACAATCTTTCGTCATTATTTTCAAATAATGCAAACTCTGTTAGGTTCTTTAGATTCTTACGAATGTAAATTAAAGAACGTCTCATGTTTACATACTTGTTTGCAGTTCCATCTTGCTTTAATGTACGAGCACCCATTACAGAAAGACCAGCACCAGGAATTTGTCGAATTGGATTTACTGGAGAAGTACTTGCATTCATAGCATCTAACTCTGAAGATGTAAATGTTTTTTCTACAGAGACGATTCCTAGTACTGGAGTTGAAATACCAGCAGGGGCTTTAAATACGCCACGGCTTGCATCTGTTGATAGGTAAAGACCAACTACTGCGCCAGTAGGCTCAATAAGACGAAGAGCACCACTACTACGTCCTAGTGGATCAGCGATGTACACGTTTGGATAATAGACAGCAGCATTGCTTGTATCTGTAAGAGAACCAGCAAAAGAAACAGCATTTGCTGCTGTTAAATCTGGATCAGTTCCAATTACAACAAAGCCATTATTGTCTTCCGCCCAAGATGTTGCAGCATCAAATACTGCAACTGTTCCAGATGCTAATGCATTTGCAACAGGTAGGAATATTACTAGTGGACGGTCAAGAGAAGTAAATCTCTGAAACACTGAAGAACCACCAGCCTTGTAGTTGGTGTAATCAGTAGATGCTGTAGCAGTTCCATTTGAACCACTTGTTAGTGGATAGGTTGCTAGAGTAATAGATGCACCAGCATAACCACCAGCAACAGATACTGAGATGTTTGGTGAAATAATGTTAATTACTGTTGGAGCATAATCACTTGATGCTGAATCATCAAAGACAATATTTTCATATCTTTCTAATAAAATATCATCGTTAATGTCATTAGCAATGCCTGACTCTTTATATAGAGTTAAGGTATAAGTGCTTGCTACAGAACCCGCAGTTAATACAACACGAAGGTTGTTACCATCTGTTCCAGCGTTCTTTGAGGTAACAGTAGCAGCAGTTGCACCGCCACCATCTGTTAAGTTCCTAGAAGCAGCAACAGCGTTAGACGCAAGCAGACGTTGAACATATAGTTCACGTCCACCATTAGCAAAGAATGAACCAACCTGGAAGGTGGCTGGATAGGTTGCGTTGTAACCTCCGAAGTACTTGGTAAATTCATACCAAGAATTAACAAGGGTTACTGTTTCTGGGCCTTGTGCAAAAGGTGCAACAACTGCGCCAGCAGCATTTGCAGTAACTCCACTTGGGAGTACTGGTGGTAGTAGGCGTTCACTTATGTAAACACCTGGACGGCTATAAGCCATTTTTTCTCCTAACTAGTTTGGGGGAGGGACCTTATGGTGCCGATTGAGTGTACGAATCGATGGTAGTGAACTGAGAGCGATCTATGATCTGACTTCCAGTTGTACCTGTGACGTTTATTTGCAACACTTTGTACAGATTATTGTATGTTTCAGGCGCAATCTCAGAAGAGACACGAACTGTCATAGCATTTACAAATAGTCGTTTTCCTTGTTCAGTAATATCTCTCTTAGATATATCAAGAACGTCTAAACGACGAGTAGTTCCAAATACAGTATTTGGCCCTGTGTTTAACACAGCAAACCGTAGTGGAACTTTTGTAAATAACAATTGAGATAAAATTTGACGATCATGACGTGGTTGACGAGAGTATGAAGTAATTTGATAATCAATATTTACAGGAATTGGATAGTTAATTTCCCAGTTATGTTCATCATTATCCCAAGCAGTGTTTTCGCCAATGACTGTTGGGTTAGTTAAATACGCTGGCTTTACCTTGCCTCTCATAGCACGAGAGAAGTCTTCAGAAATATCGACCATATCAATAGTGATGTAAGGGTATGACTGAGCACGAATTTCCTGGTCAGGTTGTCCAAACCAGACTCCTACTTTTCTAGTAGTACCTGGTGTAGCAGTGCCACCTGAAGCAACGCTTGCAATGTTTGCATTTGTTTTTGCATATTTAAATGTAGTAGGAGTTGGAATTAAAGTGATGTTGTAGGTGCCATTAAAGGCAGTTGCAGTACCAGCAATAGTAACTGTGTCTCCAACTTCAAAGCCATGTTCTGTAGATGTAGTTATTGTAACTACATTGGAACTAAGCGCTCTATTTGTAATAGTTTTTGCCGTAGCAGAAGAAGCCTTCTGATCTGTAACAGTCATCTCTTTTAACAAATCTCTTAATGCTTCATCTTCTTCTAAGAGGAAAGTCATAGGTAACCATCCATATGCTGCATGGTGCGGGCTAACATAAACTTCTCAGCCTCTTGTTGACGATTGTTAAAGCGACGCATAGCAGCAGTTGGTTGAGTATCTGGAGTTCCGTACTCAAGATTTAAGATCTCTGTCTTGTGGGTTGGGTTGCCATGAATAGTAAAAGCGCCATCAGAGTGACGTACATGAAGGTTTCTTACAATTTTTTCAGGCCAACCTGATGCCCTAGCCTCTGATCGTAAATGAGCGCCCATGAACCGTGTAGTTTCTACACTGGCTCTATTTAAA